TAAATACTATAAAAAATAATTTAATTACTCATATTTTAATAAAAATAAATAAAAATATTTTATCATATATAAATTTTATTATAGGTAAAGATAATTTTAAATATGATTTTAAACAATTAGAATATTTAAATATTTTAAATACAAATTTTAATTTAAATGAATTAAATAATATATATTTATTAAATTTTGGTATATTTAAAGAAAAATTATCTGGTTTTGTAGATTTTTCATTAATTAATTATTTTCAAATAGAATTATTTTGTAATCAAAATACTAATAATATTATTATTTTTGAAAAAAAAACTTATAATACTAAAAATATATATCAAATAATTTTTAATAATGAAATTATACAAAATATAAATGATATTAATTTTATAAAAACATTAAAATTAGTAAATAATAAAACATATATATTAAAATTTATAAATATGCATAATATATTAGAAATTCCTGAATTAAATAATAATATTATAATAGATAATAATATTATAATAGATACAAATTTAAATACATTAGAAATAAAAAATATTATTGGTAATATAAATTTTAAAATAAATAATATATCAGGTATTTTAGAAATACAAGAAGATATAGAAACATCTTTTAATTGTAAAATATATACAATTAATTATAAAACTTTTTCAATTTATAATGGTAAAATTATACAATATAATTAAAATTAATTATTTATATATATATATATATAAATAATTATATATTAAAATATATATATATATATGGTTGGTGGTTTAATACAATTATTATATGTAGGTAGTAAAGGTAATATATTTGTAAATAATCCAGAAATATCATTTTTTAAAAAAATATATAAATCATATTTAAATTTTGCTATAGAATATAAATCAGTAAATATTAATAATATAAATATTAATAATTTTAATAATCTTTTTAATACAAGAGGATTTTGTGAAATACCTATATTAGGTGATTTAATTAATAAAAGTTATATTAAATTAGATTTAAATTTAAATATTAAAAATAATTTTAATTTAGAATTAGAAAAATATACTATAAATTTTATTAATTTTAATAATAATATATTAATATTTGATAAAACTATTTATGATATTAATATAAAAAATATATTTATTGAAAATATATATTATAATAATAAATCATATAAAATAATATCAAAAAATGATAAAAATAAAACAATAACATTATCTGAATCATTAATAAATAATGGTACAAATATAAGTTATATTGGATTAAAATCAGATAATAATGGTATATTAGAAGAATATTATAATAATAAAATATATTTAAATTTATATGATTATAAATATACTATAACTAAAAAAAATATTACAAATATAAAATTATTAATAAGTTCTTCATCAGATGCAATTAATGAAAATTTTACTATATTAGATTTATTAAATACTAATAATAATATTATATATTTAAAATGTGATGATTTAATATGTGAATTAAATATAAAAAAAATAGAAATTAATATAACTAATTTAATAAAAGAAATTTCATATGAAATTGATGAATATATTATTGAAAAACATAATACTGAATGGTTATTAATATATGATAATTTATTTAATAATAATGAAACAAAAAATATAATAAATAATAATATTAAATTTATAACTTCGGATTTATTTAATAAAAATATTATTTTATATATTCCATTAAGATTTACTTTTACATATAATTTAGAAAATTCTTTACCAATAGCATCATTATATAATTCATATAATTATATTAGATTACAAACAAATAATATTGATAAAAGTTTTTCTATAATTTCAAAAATAATTGATACAAATACATCTAAAATTAATAATTTTTCTTTAATAATAAATTATATATATTTAGATCCTAAACATAGAACAATATTTTTAAATAATAAACATGAATTACTTATAGAACAATTACAATATCAAGAAAATAAAATATTATCTAATGAATTATCTAAAATTAAATTAAATTTTACATATTTATGTAAATATATTATATGGAGTTTACCATATAAATATAAATTAGATTATGCTTCTATTATATTTAATAATGAATATATTACAAATGAATTAGAAGGTGAATATTATCATTTAATACAACCATTAGAATATAATTTAGGTAATTCTCAATCATTTTCTAGAATGTCTAATAATAGAAATATTAATGGCACTTATTATATATATAGTTTTTCTTTATATCCTAATAAAATACAACCATCAGGATTATGTAATATGTCTCGTATTGATGATAAATTTATTCATTTAAAAAGTTCTCATATAATAGATTCTACAATTAATTCAGATATATATATTAATATATATGTTAAAAATTATAATTATTTAATAATTAATAATGGAAAAGGTTATTTAAAATATTTTTAATTTTAATTCATTTTTTTTTTCTATGTATATTATATATTATATAATGGGTGGTGGTTTAATGCAATTAGTAGCAATGGGAGCACAAGATGTTTTTCTTACTGGTAATCCTCAAATAACTTTTTTCAAAGTTATGTATAAAAGACATACTAATTTTTCTAAAGAATGTATTGAACAAGAATTTAATGGAAATGCTTCATTTGGTGGAAATGCTACATGCACTTTAGCCAGAAATGGTGATTTAGTTCAAGAAATATATGTTAAAATGTCTTATAAATTGGATGCTAGGGGTTGGACATCTAGTGGATCCTCCCATGTAAATAAAAGAGATGTTAATGAATTAATAGAACATGTTGAAGTTGAAATTGGAGGTCAAAAAATTGATAAACATTATTCTCAATGGTTAGATATATATAATGAATTATTTGAAACTAATCATGATTATAGTAAATTATTACGAAATGCTCCCACCCCTTCAACCACTCCGGACGCTGATACTGGTAAAATGTATATTCCTTTAAGATTTTGGTTTAATAGAAATGCTGGTTTAGCTTTACCTTTAATTGCTTTACAATATCATGAAGTTAAAATTAATGTTAAATTTGCTGCTGCATCAGGCTTGGCATCAACAGTAGCCAAAACTCCCATAGATTTAAAAGCTAGTTTAATGGTTAATTACATATATTTAGATACTGATGAAAGAAGAAGATTTGCCCAAGTCAGCCATGAATATTTAATAGAACAAGTTCAACATACTGGTTCAGAAGAATTGAAAGCACAAACTAAACTTGACTTAAACTTTAATCATCCTGTTAAAGCTTTATTATGGACAAGTAAAACTAAACATGTAAAGAAAGCTAAACTTCAATTAAATGGACACGATAGATTCTCAGAACAAGAGGGTGAATATTTCCATTTACTTCAACCTTATGAATGTGGATTAGGACATACTCACTCTTTAATACAATCCACCAGAAAATGGGGTCCTGTATCAGTTAGTGCCGATGAACATTCTGTAGGAATGTATTCCTTCTGCTTAAAACCCGGAGAACATCAACCCAGTGGTTCATGTAATTTTTCCAGAATTGATAATGCTAAATTACATTTAGAAGGTAGTGGAAACGGTAATATATGGGTATTTGCATTAAGTTATAATGTATTAAGAATTATGAGTGGTATGGGTGGTTTAACTTATTCTAATTAATAATTTTAATTAACTTATTCTAATTAAATAGTAAAATTAAATAATAAATAATATATATTTTTTTTTTTCTATGTATATTATATATAAATGGGTGGTGGATTAATGCAATTAGTAGCAATGGGAGCACAAGATGTTTTTCTTACTGGTAATCCTCAAATAACTTTTTTCAAAGTTATGTATAAAAGACATACTAATTTTTCAAAAGAATGTATTGAACAAAATTTTAATGGAAAAGTTTCATTAGGTGGTAATGCTACATGCACTTTAGCCAGAAATGGTGATTTAGTTCAAGAAATATATGTAAAAATTAATTTTACTAATCAAGCTAGTGCTGATGGACCATCTTCTGGTGTTGATTTAACAACTATTATAAAATATGTTGAAGTTGAAATTGGTGGTCAAAAAATTGATAAACATTATTCACAGTGGTTAGATATATATAATGAATTATTTGAAACGAAACATGATAATAGACTTTTATTATCATCTGGTTCATTAGCAGCAAGTGCTACAAATACATTATATATACCTTTAAGATTTTGGTTTAATAAAAATGCTGGATTAGCTTTACCTTTAATTGCTTTACAATATCATGAAGTTAAAATAAATGTTAAATTTGGTGAAAGTTCTGTATTATATAATAAAGTTGATATAACTACTTTTAATTCTAAATTACTTGTAAATTATATTTATTTAGATACTGATGAAAGACGAAGATTTGCTCAAGTTAGTCATGAATATTTAATAGAACAAATACAACATACTGGAACAGAAACTTTAACTACATCATCATCAAATATAGAATTAAATTTTAATCATCCAATAAAAGCATTATTTTGGACTACAGATGGAAAAGGATATATATCAGAAAATACTCTTCAATTAAATGGTCATGATAGATTTTCTAAACAAGAAAATAATTATTTTCATATAGTTCAACCATATGAATGTGGATTAGGTATGAATGGAAAAACATTAGTAAATAACGGTGTGACTACTACGACTACGACTGCGGCAGCAAAAGTAAAAATTGATACTGATGCTGCTGGTGATGCTTCTATTTTAGCAGGTTCAGGTGGTAGTGCTGCTACTACCAGTGCGGCGACTGGTGCTACATATACGAATAATGTCACCACTGAGTTAGGAAAAATAGCAACTTCTGCTGCTTCTGCAACTACTGCGGGTATTTTTACTAGTTTTTTAGGATACGTAAATACCACTATTAGTGATTGGAATATCGCCAAGGCGCAGATACTTAATACTGAAACTGCGGGAAATTCTGCTAAGGGTGCTGTGACAACTCTTACTACTATTGGTGAAGCTAATAATGCTAAAAGTTTCATAGATGCCCTT